AAGAAAAGAAAAACAATATTAAATTCTGCAATTCTCCGTAAATATTTGAAAAAGTAGTGAATTTCTATATACGTTTTGACTTTCGGGCAAAAATATTATATAAATCATATATATAAATGTACAAATTATCATTGAATTCAAAAGGAGATTCAAAAGCTATTGCGAAAATTGTTGGAGGTAAAAATAAGAACAAACTGGTTTATTTAACAAAAGAAAATACTGATACTAAAATAAACAAGAAACTAGATTATGATTTATTAGAGTATACAATGAAAGAAATGAAAATTAAATTGAGGGAAAGACTGGGATTATTGATGAAATTAGAAGAGTTATATGAAAGCGGGAAGAAACCAGAAGATGTTATTAGTGACGATAAAAGATTAATTGAATTATACAAAACAGTTTGGGGACAATCAACAAATGAAACATTTTTGAAAGCTGATTTTGGTTCTTCTTTTGAAATTATGCCAAATCAGGATGAGAATAAAACTTCCAGATATTATATTGCAGGTATGACAGAAAGTGGAAAATCGTATATTGCAAAATCAATAATTGACAATTATCATTCTACATTTCCAGACAGAAAAGTATATTGTATTTCAAAATTAAAGTATGATGAAACGTTGGATAGTTGCAATGTTGAGTTAATAAGAATCAATCCAGAAACATTTCTAGAAGACCCTCCAACATTAGAAGAATTCGAGGATGATGGAAATGGATGTTTGATTGTATTTGACGATTACGATGGTTTTAAAGGTAAATTAGGAAATATATTACAGACCTTTATAGACGACACTGTTCAAATGGGGAGACATCACAACATATCATGCATTTTATGTACACATCATCTTACTAACTACAAAACCTCAGCAATTAAACTGGCTGAGTGTAATTACTATGTGATATTTCCTCATGGAAGCACTTCAAAGAAACTTTCATATTTACTTGATAGTTATGCAGGAATTGATGAGAAGAACATTAAAATGATAAAGAAAATGGGAAGATGGATTTTGGTCTCAAGGACATATCCTCAGTATGTCATTGGTGAAAAAGAAATAAGAATTATCAATGAGAGCGAATAATTAAGTATAAATATAATATCTGTCATATTTATATACAATACTATTATGAGCATTCGCCAATATCTCGATGAAGAGAAAGCATTCAATTACCACAATATTAAAACAAGGCAAATAAAAATTGGAAGCATCACGCATACTGAACTTGACAACATATATCACATTAGAGACCAAAACAATACACACCTTTTATCATTTGATTCCAACAGAAACTTGCATACATCTGTTGTAAAGGATTACTGTGACGCAATAGACGCAAAACATAATATCAATCACGCAACTCATTCAATGTCATTGGCTACATTATCCGAGAGTTTTACAACATTATCAGCTAGTGTTCCTACCGATGAAAACTTTTCTGCATTACAAAATAAAGTGACAGCACTCGAAACATATGTAAATAACGTACGACATTTTATGACAGCTCTCTCTCAATCTGTAAATTTAATCGACCCCAATACAAATAATGCATTTGACTTTTCCAACATTGTTGAATAAACTATAACTTGAAAAAATTATTTTCTCATTTTAATATATACATACATACAATGGTTTCTTATGCCGCCAGTTTCAAGGATGACACAAACTTTAACAATCTTTCTAATACTTTATCCACCAACTACACTAACTCAACCGACTTAGCAGCCAACTATCTTTCAAAGACAGATGGTGACAATTTCCAGAGTGTTGCTGGTCTCGATGCTGCAATCGGAACTGCAGGATACGTAAAAGCAGATGCTATTTCAGCTGCAGTATCCGGACTTCAAACAGCTCCACAAGTTCAAACCGCTATTGATGCTAGTTTAGCTCCTTACCAGACAGTCTCGGCTTTAAGCACAAATGTCGCTAACCTTGGTTTCATTACCGCTGCTGATGTAGATTTGTCTTTATATCAACTTTCCGCCAACTTGGACTCCAATGTCTCTGGATTGGGTTACGTAAAATCTGGAGATGTTGTCGCTCCCTCTTCTTATTCCAATCTCAAAGCTGCACTCAAACCCTTAGTACAAGCTCTCGCTGACTCTGTGAACTTACTGGACGCAGAAGGGAACGCATTCAACTTCGCTCCTTTGATTGCTCAACTTGTTTAAGCATTTTTATTTAATTATTATATTTGTATAATATATAATATGAAGAACATTTCAAAATTACTTGCATATTCGCTGACAGATGCCGATATGAGAAAGGTATTCAAACCAAAGAAAATAAATATTATTCTGTATCAAGACTTAGAAAAATATAAACACATCGACGAACTGTTTCAAAAATCGAACTTCAATTTCTGTATTCTATTCTTTCCCGAGAACGAAGCAGGAAATATCGGACATTGGATTGGGATATTGAAACACAAAAACAAAACATATGAATATTTTGACCCATACAAAGACGACAAAGGTAAAGATGGAATATATACACCTGATGAAGAGCGAAAGTGGCTGTCAAAGAAAATAATAAAGAAACTGGATTTAGAGCAACCGGTATTGACGAACTTATTTATTTCGAGCGGAGTCGATTCCATTATGTGTAATCCATATCCATTTCAAGAAGAAGCGAATGGTATAAACAATTGTGGCCGGCATGTTTGCTGTCGTCTCAAACATAGCAATTTATCAATTGATGAGTATTGGAATCTGATAAAGAAAAGTGGTAAAAATCCTGATATATATGTGACAGAATATATTTATAAACTGATTAAAAAATAAAATATTACAGTAGTATATATGAGTAAATTATTATCAAGAACACAGGTTGAAAAAATACCAAGTAGATTTAGCAGCAAACCAGAGTATGTATATCTCAATATTGACATTATGAATTCGTCTCAAAGTGCTCATTTCGGTTCGGGAAATCCTGAAATTAAATACTCCGATTCGCTTCAATATGAAATTATTGAGAATCCTTCAGAATATGAATTTTACTTTAGTCGCTTCTCTGCCGAGTGTGGAGTACTGCTTCCGATTTGGTCTCCTGAAATTCAAGACGGACAGCCTGACATTAACTTATCAGTGTATGGATGCACAATGACTGTATTGACCTACTCTAGCACAAAATACATAGAATATGTACCAGAATTCAATGTGAACGCACCTCCAAGACCCGATTTATCACTCGATAATGAGCATTACTACTACGTTTATACATATTCCCATGTTGTGACATTATTCAATAATATGATACAAGCCTGTTACGCAGATTTACAAACTCAATATGGCTCGGATTTTAAATCAAAATGTCCATTTTTAGCATATGATGCATCAAGTGGATTATTTAGTATTTATGTTGACCAAACCGACGAACTATTTGGACTTCAATTTAATTCGAATTTGTACTCCATGTTTTATTCGTTTTATTTTCAAAATACAAATCAATTAGTAATTAACAATAATGGATTGAACAGCGTGACAATAGGGACTACAGTGTACACGAAAGTAACTCAAGATTTCCCTTCAACATCGATGTGGTCGCCAATAAGTACCCTTGTATTTACAACAACAAAAATCCCTATTGTACCTGAACAATCAACCGCTCCTTTACTTTTGAATGACGACTCAAATTTAGGTGATAATTTCACAAATGCACAAACAAGACAAAAAATTATAACTGATATTGCATTACCTATTGACAAATCTTCAGACTGGAGAGGATTTATTACATATACTCCAACATTTCCTAGAATAATGAATTTGGATAGTATTAGTCCATTAAAAGATATAGATATAAATCTATTCTTCAAAGATAAATCAAGCGGTAAATTAATTCCAGTTTGCATTGGAAATGGTGGGAATGTTAATATGAAATTGTGTTTTAAAAGAAAAGCGATTTATTAAATTTATTATCTAAATTATATTTATATAAATGGATAGTTTTAAATCAAGAGTGAAAAAAGTCACAGTTTTCGATGACAGACTTATACAAAAGAACCCAACTTATGCGATTCAAAGGGGATGTCAAGACCTAAAGATGAACGTAATACCTGCTAGTTCTGCCTCCGCTGATGGAATTCAGGTACTTATTCAACCATCATCTTTCCGAACATGTGTTGACAGATATATTTCATGCAGTACCGACATATTTGGATGCATTACAGTAACCATTACAGCTGGAGGTGGAGGAACAGTAGCGATTGGAACACCCATCTTTGTATTTGGGCGAGATGGTGCTCCTCAAGCGTTTCCCCTTCATCAAGGATGTGTTGACAATATTATTCTTCGAATCAATGATGAAAAATTCGACATGGATAGCAATTACATAAATCAATTCATATTACGTCTTATGAACTCGAACAAATTAAACACGGAAAGAACTTGTCCTTCTATGTTGGATAAACTTGTAAACTATGAAGACGGTTCCCAAGTCGGTGGAAGTTTAAATGTTCTTGGAACATATTATGACTCTGTTTCGTCTGAAAAGATTTGCAATGGAGCATTTAATGTTCAATACACTGATGCGGCAGGGGCGGTTTTAGCTGCTGACCAAACATTCCCTACAGGAGCTCTTTACGGAACTACGTATAAGTATTCTGCTGCTACAAACCAAGTTCAAGTTGTGACAACTGCTCTTGCTGCCGACAGTGTTACATCGTACAACATTTACTACAAATTAACAACGACAGAAGCGGTTATGTGCCCACCTTTAGTGTTTGATGAACTCTTCTACAAAGAATCCTCATTATTTGAAATCAAGAATATACAAATTGACATGAACATGAAAAATAACGTAAACATTATCAAAAACATTTCCACCTCAAACAATGCTGCAAATGTAGTTTCGTGCGTGATTTCATCTCAACGTTTCAATACGGCTGCGACTGCTGGAACAACTACAGGTGCACCTTTTGGAAACTGTCGATTTATTTCGTATTTCCTTACTCCTCCTCTGGATGTTTCAATGCCAAGTGAATGTGTTGTTCCCTACAATGAATTCATTAAAACCAGATGTGCTGGACCAGTCGCATGTGCGTCACAAGCATCGGACACTGTTCAATCTGCTGTCATTCCTATCGCTGGTGTTCAAGACAAAATCATCATCGCTGTCACACCTTCGACTTACACAAACAACGCCAATGCCCCTTTCTCTGAATCCAACTGGAACTTAAAGATTAACAGCATCAAATTGGATTACGGCAACAAACAGAATTTATTGGCGAGCATGCTTCCTATGGATTTATACAAAATATCTGTGCAAAATGGACTTCAAGGAATGGATTGGCTTCAATGGAGTGGCTCTGCATGGACTACACAAGTTGGTGCAAATGGAAATACATTCAAAAGTATCCCTACTGTAGGTTCTATCATCGTCTTAACACCCGGGGTTGATTTCCCACTTGAAGAAGGTCTTGCTGTCGGTGTCGGTGTTCGTTCCACAATGCAAATCACAGTCGACTACACAAATCAATCTGCCTGGGCTTGCAATCCAGTCTTGAACATTATTCAAATGAATACTGGATTTTCCCGATTCTTCAATGGAGAGTCTATGATAGAAAAATGGATTGTATCGCCTTCTGAGGTTTTGGGTGCTTCTGAAATCGTTCCCTCTATGCCTCTACGTCGTCTAGTAGGCTCTGGGACAATGGCTCAAGCATCTAATATGATGTTACACAGAGGATTACACAAATTCAAACAAGCGAAACGTGTTGGTAGTAGCTCACATTCAGCCGGGTCTTCACATTCAGCGGGGGGAAAGAAAGCTTCTAAAAAGGCTTCCAAGAAAAAAGCTAGTTCCAGAAAATACTAATCAAAATACATATTTTAAAACAATGTTTCTTATTTAAATATATTTTCTTATATAAATATATATAATCAAATGTCAATTCGAGAATACTTAACAAGTGACGGAACATTCGTCAATACGGATATTCAGTGCGATAATCTTCAAGTAACAAATATTAATGGTGAGCCGTATGTCGGAGGTTCAGCCTCATCAGGCGGTATGCAATCATTATTGACATATTTCGCACAAACACAATCAATAAGTGCTAGCTCACAAACTTCAATTATTTGGAGTACAATTGACAGTGTGAATTCTTTTGGAACATCTTCAATTCAAATTCATAGTGACCTTGCTTCACATGCTACTCAATTCATTAACTCATCATCTTCCCCTATCGCCGTAAATGTATCTGGATTTATAAATTGTTCAGCTGTTTCAAACTCTGTCTACGTCGTGTTCGTAACACGAAATGGTGTTTCAACAGATAGACTGTGTGCTAGCGAAATAATGGCGACAAGTGATTACATGAACATACCATTTACTTTTAATGCCGTTATGCATGTTAATGATTATTTTCAAGTAAATATTTGGACATCTGGAAATGTGAATACGAATGCATTTGGATTAGGTTCAAAAATAGCAATTGCTCAATATGTTGAAGGAAATGGAGACGCCCCAGCGGTAGAATGGAGTTTGACTGATGTATTGGAAATCGGCTCTGATGCAGGACAGAATCCAATCACAAACTTATCTACATTGAGTTCAAATAATTTGAATGTTGTTGGTGCGACTGGATATGTAAATTTTTTGTACAATGGCTCTACTGCTGGAATTTTTCATCAAATTGCTGGAGCTAGTAATCAATTGTCAATTAAACAATTCAATGGAGCTTCACTTTTAGGAAATGTGTTTTCATGTAATTCGGACGGCTCAGTGACGACTTCAACAAATGGAGTATTGAAAATAAAGAATGGAACAACACTAGGAAGAGTGTATGACGATACAATTTATCCGCCTCCGAGTGGTGGAGGAACTGGAAGTACATTTTCTCCGTGTACTATTGGATATTACAACTCTGGAACAGCACAAGAACAGCAGATACTAAGTAATGTAGCAGCAGCCGTGATATGGTACACGCCGGATACTGTGAATACAGTTGGAAATATTGGATTGACATTTGATGGAGTACGACAATTTACAAATCCAAATTCTCTAAATACGAAAATGATATTGAATGTATCTGGCTTTGTGTCTTGGGATGCTCCAACTACTGCAGGATGTAACCGAGCTTTATGGGCAATTAAAAACGGAGTACAAGCTGACCAATACGGACTTACAAGCACACCTACAACTGCAAACAATTCAACCATCCAATCATTCTCTTTTAATATTGTTCTTAATGCCGGAGATAGAATGATACTGTTCTGTTTAACGAATGACACGGATTTATCATTACTACATCAAGATGGTTCAAGAATAATTATTACACGTTTACTTTAAATATTTTCTTTGTATATAATATATATAATGAGTAATAAAAGAAAGAACCATTGTGAATTTTGCAAGAAGAATGTAACGAACTTAAACACACATATGAAAACCAAAGCACATTTACAAGCTTCGGGAATTTTTGATTCTATTTCAAATGTTGTTGATAGATTTCGAGGCAAGAGATTAGATGGCTGGAACAATGAGAGTACGAAGACAATAAATAAATTCGCTGATTCTGTCATTAAAAGCTTTACTATTGCACGAAAACCGATAGAAAAAGTACTAGATACAGTTATTAATCTATTAACATTAAATACTTGGAGTTCATTGAAAAAGAAATACGGATTCGATGATTTGTATCATTTGTGCTTGATTGTGGAATTGAATAATGGAACAAAATTATATTGTGAAAAGATTGATGCTGTAACAATCTCATTGAAAGATAAAATATCAGGAAGTAAAACTGAGTATTTGGCTGTATCTGCTCCTACCAATTTGAAATTTAGAACTTTTATTGATGGAGCACGGGAATTTGCTGGCTCTGATAAGAAATTCTTTGATTACGATGCATTCAATAATAATTGTCAAGTATTTGTGGGAGACTATTTATTAAAATCTATTGGTAAATATGGCGAGAATGAAAAATCATT